AATATTGTTCTTACCGTTGTTGGTGAGAAACCTTTTCAAGACATTTTCGGCACAAATGTGAGTAATTCACTGTTTGAACTGAACACTGCTCTTGAATCCATCGGTATTAGAGAACAAATTCTGAGTTCGATTAGTAATTTTGAACCCAGAGTGAATAATGTTGATGCGAATGTGACTATTGGTGCCGATACCAACGACATGTTCATCACTGTTGAATATGATATTGTCGGTCTTCCTGTTCCTACTCAATCAGTAGACGTTCTTCTTTTCCCGGCTAGACTATAATGGCTTTCGGTCAATACCTTAATTTAGATTTTGATGATATCAAAACGTCTATCAGAGATTATCTGAGGGCGAATACGAATTTTACTGACTATGATTTTGAGGGATCTAACCTCTCGATCATTATTGATGCGCTGGCATATAATACATACATCACCGCCTACAACACAAACATGGCGGCGAACGAAAGTTTTCTCGATTCCGCTACATTAAGAGAAAACGTCGTCTCTCTGGCACGTAACATTGGATACGTTCCACGTTCTCGTCGTGCTGCACGAGCAAGAATTTCCTTTTTTGTCACTGGATTGACCGAAACAGTGACTTTGACCTTGAAAGCTGGTCTGATTTGTAATGGTGCAGCAGCAAATACAAGTTATATTTTCTCGATTCCTGAAGATATTACCGTAAACGTCGCAGATGGCGTTGCAAGATTCGAAAATATTGAAATTTTTGAAGGATTATTGATCACTCAGAACTTTACAGTCAATACGGCACAGTTCAATCAACGGTTTATTCTCAATAATTCGTTTATTGACACCTCTACATTGCGTGTTAAGGTCAAAACTGCAGAAAGTTCGTCTACTTCAGTCGTTCATAAACAAATTGACAACATTATTGGTATCAATTCGACCTCTTCTTCCTTCTTGTTACAAGAAATTGAGGATGAAAGGTATGAATTACTGTTTGGAGACGGTGTAATTGGTAAAAAACTCAATAATGAGAACTATATTACCGCAACTTACGTCACAACTGCAGGAAGAGACGGTAATGGCGCTGCAGAATTTAGTTTTATCGGTCAACTTTTAGATCAAGACGGTGGAAGTGTCGATGCCGCCAACATTTCGTTGGTAAACACACTCGAACCTTCTCGTGATGGAGACGAAATCGAGTCAATTTCGTCAATTAAGTATTATGCACCTCGAATTTACTCGTCTCAGTACCGTGCAGTGACCGCGGCAGACTATGAAGGCGTTCTAGCATACGTTTATCCTAACGTTGAGTCGGTTTCTGCGTTTGGTGGTGAAGAAATGACACCTCCAAGGTTCGGAAAAGTGTTTATTTCAGTCAAACCACGAAATGGTGACTATCTTTCTGACTTTACAAAGAGAGATTTGGTTCAAAAACTGAAAAGTTACGCTGTTGCAGGTATTGTACCTGAATTTATTGACCTCAAGTACCTTTATGTTGAACTTGAGTCTTTCGCATATTATAACACAAACTTTGCGGATGATCCAAATCGACTCAAGACTGCAATCAGCAATGCATTGACCACATATTCACGATCTATTGATGTCAATAAGTTCGGTGGTCGATTCAAGTACAGTAAATCTCAAACTTTGGTTGATGGAGTGGATTCCTCAATCACCTCTAACATCACAAGAGTGATTATGAGAAGAAACCTGATGGCAGAGATCGGTAAGTTTGCACAATACGAACTTTGTTACGGAAATCAGTTCCATATCGCAGAATCCGCTTATAACATCACTTCTACTGGATTCAGAATCGAAGGAGTTAACGATCCTGTCTACATGGCTGATGAAGTCATTGATAAGAAACAAGGTCGTATCTTCTTCTTCACTTATGCAGAAGGCGGAACACCAAATATCATCAAAAAGAACGCAGGAACGGTCAAATATGACATCGGTGAAATCCTTATAGATACTGTAAATATTCTTTCTACAAACATTTCAAATAATGTTGTTGAGGTTCAAGCCATTCCACATTCTAACGATGTGGTTGGTCTTCGTGACTTGTATGTGAAGTTTGATATGACGAATACATCGATCACGATGGTTCAAGACATCATTTCTTCTGGTGAAAACACATCTGGTTCCAGATTCACAAGAGAGTCTAGTTATAATGTACCAACTTATATTAGAAAGTCTAATTCTCCAATTGCGACATCGGCTTTGACAACCGTTTCGTCTTCTGCATCTAGCACAAGTTCGAGTTCGTACACCTTAAGTGGCACTACCACAGCCACACCTACAACTTCTTCCACCAGTTCCACCAGCACATCCTCAGGATACTAATAGCGGAAAAATATAAATGATCGACACCAGCCGTCAGAGAGTCAAAATCAGTCAGGTAATTGAAAACCAATTACCTGAGTTTGTTCAAGCAGAAAGTCCACTTTTTGTGGACTTCATGAAACAATACTACATTTCACAGGAATATCAAGGTGGTCCTGTTGATGTAGCGGAAAATCTTGACAGATATAATAAATTACAGACTTTTGTCGGTGCAGCTCTTACCGTTTGTACTGGATTATCTACAGACATACAATCATATTCCGATACCATCTTTGTTGAGACCACAAAAGGTTGGCCAGACAAATATGGTCTCTTAAAAATTGATGATGAAATCATTACATACACTGGAATCGGTACAACTTCGTTTACTGGGTGTATTCGTGGATTTAGTGGTGTAGATTCTCTTGATAGAGCTACTAGACCAGATTTGGTGTCTTTCCAGAGCACTGTTGGTGCTGCACATACTGGTGGTACAAAGGTTTTCAACCTGTCCAACCTGTTCATACAAGAATTCTTCAATAAACTGAAGACAACCTTTGCGAACGGGTTCCAGAACAGAACTTTAGACGGTTCCATTGATGAAGTTCAATTCATCAGACAGATTAAAGATTTTTACAGAACAAAGGGAACAGAGGAAGCGTATAAAATCCTGTTCAAGGTTCTGTTTGGTTCTGAAGTCAATGTTATTAAACCATCAGACTTCCTTCTGAAACCCTCTGATGGTGATTATAGTTTCACTCAAGATTTTGTTGCAAAACTGGTTACAGGAGATCCTAGAGCGTTAAAAGGATCTACCCTATTCCAAGATACCGACGCTGATGATAAGACCATTCCAGGCGCTTCTGGCGCTATCTCAGACGTTAAGGAGTTCATGTATGATGGTGAGAGATATTATCAGATTAGTCTGACTGAAGAGTCGATTCAAGGAAATTTTGTGATTCCTGGAAGAACCAGACTTACTGATTCCGTCTCTATTGGCGCAACTGTAATCACAGTTGATACCACAGTTGGATTCCCAACATCTGGTACTCTGAATCTTGTCCAAAATGATATTGTTGGTGTCACTTCTTACACTGGTAAGACTTCCAACCAATTCTTAGGTATCACTACAACGCCACAGACATATAGTGTGTCTGATGAAGTCAGATATGGAAATGTAGCTTACGGATATTCTGCAGGTAACATCAGTAAAAAAATTGAAGTTCTCATTACTGGTGTTCTTGGTGGATTTGACGTTCCTGAAGACACTTACTATTTCAATAAGGGTGATCGCATCAGAGTCGGTAACCTCGGTGTGATGAAGGTTTCCCAAGACCAGAGTTTTAACTCCTGGATTCATAACACTGCAGTCAAACACGCACCAATTTCGTTTATTAGAATCTCATCTGATTCCTTTAGTGTTTCTACAGCAGCTGATAATGATTTCCTACAGAAGGATACAATCGAAGTTCTGAACAGTGATTCCGAAATCATTGGCACAGGTAAAATCACCAGTGTTGTAAGTAACGGTACTTTTGTTCTTGGTGAACTCCCTGGCATTGATCCATCTAATGTCACTTTCATTAGAAGAAGAGTTCTCAGAGGTAATAGCACTGTTCATGAGAACATCACTAAGTACACGACTGATGTTCAGAACACTTATGATCATGAGAGTGGTAAGAAGAATCCAAAACCACCTCATCCACACGTTTATACAACTTCTCCATCGATTCCAAGTCTTGGTCAAGAACCAATCACAGTTTCTGATCGTTCTATCACCTGGACTGGTGTAACTGGTGGCAACACTATTCAACTTATTCAAGTTACCGATGGTGCAAAAGACCATGGATTCTATTCTGGTGAAGTAGTCACCTTTAACATCATTGAGGGATCTCTTGGTGATTTACAGAACGGCAAAAACTACTTCATTAAAAGAGTAAGTTCTAATGAGGTTCAACTTGCAAACTCTTTACCAGATTTGGTAAATGGCACCTTCGTAACTGCAATTGGTTCGGGAACGTTCAAACTTTCCGTTCCAGATCTTGCTAACAAAAAGTTAGAACACCAAAAACTCATCAAGAGATTCCCACTGAATCCTAGTTTCAACGGTAGACAACAGGATACGCCAACAGGCACAACGGGAATGTTGATCAATGGAACAGAGATCAGCAACTATAAGTCTGGTGATGAAATTTTCTTCGGTGGAATCAAATCTATTGATGTTCTTGAAGGTGGAACTGGGTATGATGTCATTGTACCACCAACAGTAACTATTTCTGCTTCTGCTGGAGTAGGAGCAAGTGCAACTGCTAACGTAAGAGGATCTTTTGAAAGAATTGATATTATCGATCCTGGATTTGACTATGTTGAACAACCTTCTGTTGAAATTTCTGGTGGTAATGGATCTGGTGCGGTTGCAAGAACTATTCTAAAACAAGTTGATCACTCGATTGACTTTGATGCTTCTGCAACGAGCAATAGAATTAGTATTTCTAATGATACGATTGGATTCTCCACGTATCACAAATTCAGAGATGGTGAGGCTGTCATATATCGCACGTTTGGTAACACTGCAGTTGGTATTGCAAGCACGGCAGGAGTTACTGGTATCCAGGTCAGTCCTGATAGAAGACTGATTGACAAATCAGTATATTTTGTTGCAAGAATCAATCCATCGACGATTAAACTTGCAAATAATGAAAATGACGCTCTGACTAGATCGAATCTACTTAACTTCACCGCATTTGGTGATGGTATTCAACGATTTGAGAGTTTACGGAAAAAACAAGTCATCGGTAGAATCGTAATTGAGAATCCTGGTGAGGGATATGAAAATAAGAGAAGACTTGTACCTACATCAGGTATCAACACATATTCCGACTTTATTGAATACAAGGATCATGGATTCAATGATGGTGATCTGATTCGTTATTCCAATGAAGGTGTCAGAATTGGTGGTCTTGAAACCACTCAGGACTACTATGTCCTCAGAGAAGATGGTGATAAGTTTAGACTCGCAGCTGCAGGTATCGGAAGCACTCTTTCGCGTGCAAATTATGATACAAAACAGTATGTTGGCATGACCTCCGTTGGTGAAGGTAAACACATCTTCAATTACCCACCAATCACGGTAGCAGTCAGAGGTAAGTTGGGTATCAACACCGATACCACAGAAAACTATCATGCCATAACCTCCCCAATCGTTAGAGGTGGAATCACTGCAATTAACGTAGAGGAACCTGGTGTTGGATATGGTTCTTCTGATGTATTCAACTTCTCTATTCCACCAGAAGTCAGAGTTTCTTCTGGATCTTCCTCAGAATACAAAGCTATTGTACAAAACGGAAAAATCCAGTCTGTTATCGTTACCAGTGCTGGAACTGAATACACCTCTGCACCTGATCTAACTATTTTCGGTGATGGTGTTGGTGCAAAGGTCATTGCATCCATTAGTAATGGAAGTATTGATAAAATCACTGTAACGAATGGTGGTGTTGGATATTCAACATCTCAAGTTGTTGTATCTGAACAATTACCTGGTTCAGGTGTTAAGTTCTTGACGAAAGTCAACGATTGGCAGATTAACAACGTCAAGAGATACGAAGACATCATTCAACCTGATGATGGATTCTTGATCAGAGGTGATAATGATAATGGTATGAAATTTACCAGTTTCTATGCACCTAGAGAACTCAGAAAACTTATTCAACAGAAGAATAGTGATGGAACAAAAGATTATGCTCAAAGTGATTTAAATCTTGTCAACAATGCGGAAGAAGGTTCTACAAAACACTCTCCCATCATTGGTTGGGCATATGATGGAAATCCAATTTATGGACCATATGGATATGACAGGAAAGACGGTGGTATCGCTCGCCCAATGCGGTCTGGCTACGTCCTGAAGACCTCTAGAGAGAACGGACCACCCATTGGTCAGTTCCCTCTTGGTTTCTTCATTAAGGACTATGAATATCAGGGTAATGGTGACCTGGATAGAAATAATGGTCGTTTCTGTATCACACCAGACTATCCAAACGGAACTTATGCATATTTTGCTACAATTAACCCAACTGAAAATGAGACTAGTGGAACATTCAAAAATTTCCGTGCTCCACAGTTCCCATACTTAATTGGTGACAAGTATGCAGCCGATATTGATCCTTGGAACTTTGTTGAGACCAATGGTCAAGATTTTAGAGACCTTAACTCTCTTGACTTGAGAAGAAACACGTATCCATACAAACTCTCTAAACCAGGTGCTTCCTATGAGGGTGTTTATCAAAGTAGAGATAGAGTTTTACAAGAAACCGTAGTTAATTACTCTACTTCGAGTGGCATTGAAGATTACATCATCGAAAGTGCTGGAACTGGTTATAAAGTAAATGATCTATTGAGAGTTGTCTCAAATGATTCTGGTAATGGATATTCTGCAAAAGTATCGCAGGTCAGTGGCAAAAATATCGTATCAATTGCTTCTACTGTAGCAAAAGTTGAAAATATTGTCTTTGAATATGATAACTTTAAGGCAAGAGTCGTTGGATTTGCAACGGAACCACATGGATTGTCTGTTGGTGATGTTGTAACCGTTTCTGGATTGTCTACAGATTCTCTGAGAAGACTTGATGGTAGACATACCATTGGATTCAGTACCGCATTCTTACTGTTGTCCACTGGTATAGGAACAACTGGTTCTACTGGTATCGTTACCGATCTCCACGTTTCTGGAAATCTTGGGCCTGACAACATCACTCCAGATGACATTATCGGCATCTCTACCGAACAGATGCTTGTCATGAACATTGACAATCTGAATAACACTATTCGGGTCAAGAGAGAATTTGATGGTGTCTTAGGAACAGGACATAGTGGAACATCTTTGATCACTGTTTTAAACAGAAAAATTCAATTCAACGTTGGATTGAATACAAATATCGTAACAAACAGAAATACTTCTCGATATTTCAATCCAACAGAGAGTCTTGCACTTGGTAATACTGCTGGTGTTGGTATTGGGTCTACGATCTTCTATACATTGGGAGCCCCTGGTGGTATTGCAACGTCTAGGTTTATTCCAACTCAAAACATCTATGCACCTGGACATGGATTTGTAAATGGTCAAAAACTTCTCTATAGCAGTGATGGAGATACTTCAATCCAGGTCTATAATGGAATTTCTACCTTCAATCTTCCAAACAACTCCTTTGTTTTTGCGATCAATGATGGCAAAGATCTGTTAGGCATTTCCACCAATCCACTTGGTATAGGTTCTACTGGTGCGGTTACAGGTATTGGATCCACAGCATATAAACTGTTCTTTACTGGATATGGATCTGGTAAGGTTCATAGTTTCAAACCACAAAAGGATGAAATCACTGGATTTGTAGAGAAAGTCGTTGGAACCGTAGTTTGTAAGGAACCTCATGGTTTGATTGCAAATGATAGAGTCATCATGTCGGTGACACCTGGTATTTCATCTTCTTACTATGTCAAATATGACGACATAACGAAGAGAACAATTATCAATCCTAAGAACTTTGGTTCTGCAGGTATCAACACAAATACTGACACCATAACCATTCAAGATCATGGATTTGTTACAGGTGAAAAGATTCTTTATTCTTCCACCAACCCTGCTCTGCCTCTTGTTGATAAGGAAAACTATTTCGTCGTAAGAATTGATAAAAACACCTTCAAACTTGCAGAGACGTATTACAAAGCCAACCTGACCATACCTCAAGTTGTCGGTATTACCTCGGTTGGTAATAATCATGAGATCGGACTTATCAATCCACTTCTGAATTTGACTCGTGGATATAAAGTTGGTTTTGCAGTGTCTGACACGTCTCTCGGACAGACTGTTGCAGGAAAGAGAAGAAAAGTATTTGACTTTGAACTGTTTGGTGATAAGAACTTCACCAAACCATATTTCTTGAATACAAATGATGGAAGTTTCCAAGTTGTTGGAGTTGGAACTGTTGGTGTGACAACCACAGCAAGAGTTGATTTCTCTGTAACACAAGACACTCCCACACAACTGTTCTATAGACTTAATCCAGTCAATCTGAATATCATCAGTGCAGATAAGAATAATCCTGTTACTGATAACGACGTTATCAATGCAGCAAGTATCAAGATTAGAGAAAGTGGATATAATGGAACGTTTACGGTTTCTGGTGTAGGCAGCACCAGTTTCTCTTTTAATATTCCAACATTACCTGAAAGAGATGGTTACACCTCAGACGAAGCCACTACTCTCAAGTATGACACAACTGCCACGCAAGTTTCTGGCCCTATTGAACAATTACAGGTAATTTCTAAGGGTAAGGGATACAGAGTCCTGCCTACGGTCACATCTATTGGGTCTACATCTGGTGTTGGTGGCATTATCAAACTGTCCAGTAGAAATCTGGGTGCTCTGAAGACCACCACTATCAAGAACATTGGATTTGACTACTCCCCAGATAAGACTCTTGAACCTGAGGTTCAGTTACCTCAAATCATGCGTCTGAACAGACTCTCAACTATTGATAGTATCGGTGTAAGTTCTGGTGGTAGAAACTACACTGGTGGCCCAGGTTTAGTTCTGATTGACAGAGTAACAGGTCAAGTAAACCCTGATACACGATTTGAAACTGAAACTCAAGGCACATCTGTGTCGCAAGTAAATATCTTGATAAACACTTCGGGTCTTTACGATACAGATCCACGTCTTGTCCCTGTTAATAACTCAAACGGTGTCAAGGTTAGTGATGCAACAATTAATAGTTCTACCAATATAGTTACACTAACTCTTGATGGAACATATACCGAAGATACCTATCCATTCTTTGTTGGCGGAGAGATCTTTGTAGAAAATATTGGTATTGCATCCACTGGTAGTGGATATAATTCTTCGGACTATGGATATGATTATTTCACAGTCACTGGTGTTTCTACAAATGCTGGTGGTGGCGGTGCAACTGTATCGTACCAGTTAGATTCTTCAGTTACAAACGCAGGTATCTTTAGTGGTGGTAGTTCTTCTGGTAGCGTGGCTCGTGCAGAGGATCTTGCAATATTCGAAGTAAAGGTCAAACCAAATAATTTTAGTGAAAATGAAATTATCAGCACTGGAGATAAGAGAGGAACAGTTGTAACTTGGAATGATAAAAACAAGTATCTTAAAGTTGTTTCTGATGATGTCTTCAACGTTGGAGATGTTATTAATGGTCTTTCCTCTAAGTCTGCCGCTATTATTACTGAAATAAACAGATATTCTTCTAAATTCAACATCACACCGTTCTCTGAAGTCAGAAATGGTTGGCAAAGAGAGACTGGTAAACTCAATAATGAACTACAAAAAGTTCAGGATAGTGATTACTATCAAACGTTCTCTTATTCACTTGAAAGTGATATTGAATATGAAAAGTGGAAAAACCCCGTCAATAGTCTGAATCATGTGGTTGGATTTAAAAACTTCTCAGACTTGTCTCTGGTTTCTGTTGCAGGAACAGACTCTAAGAACAGAAGTAATGCAAGAGTTGGTGTTTCCTCTGCTGTTGCTACGGTCAAGACAGATCTTGTTAGTGAAACGGAATCTATCCATAACACTTATGACTTTGACTTAGTTACTGAAAATTCTAAAACTGTCAATGGTGCTCTCACTAGTGATGTCATTAACTTCTCTAATAAAATTCTTACAGACTACATTGAGTCCAGAACCAATAGAGCTATCTCCATCGATAGTGTAAGTTCTCAGTTTAATGATCTCCCAAGAGCTACTGCATTCTCTGATATTGCGGACTTTAACTTAGATGTAGTTCGTGGTGGTAAGTTCTATATCATGGCATTTGATAGACGTTTCTCTGGTGAGAAACAAATTCTTCAAATGAACGTGCTTCACGATGGCACTAATGGTTTCTTGATGCCTTTTGGTAGAGTTGAAACAACAATTGATTTGGGTGAATTTGATTTCTCAATATCTGGAAATGTTGGAAACATTAGATTCCTTCCCGCCAAATCTAAGAACAATAACTATGCGATAAGAATTTTCTCTCAACAGATGTTCAATAATACCACTACCGCAGGTATTGGTTCTACAGACGTTGGCACAGGATACAAGATTGTTTCCACTTCAACTGGTATTGGATCTACAGATCCATCTCCTGTACAGGTTGTCGGATTCAGTACAACCACGACTACTACATCAAAACTGTTTGTTCTTACAAATGAACTCGGTGGTCAAGAAAGAAGTCAGTTGAATGAGTTAGTTGTACACCAAGATGGATCTGAGGTATATGTCCTGGAATATGGACAGATGTTGAATGATAACATATCTGGTACAAATGCACCAAGTGTCGGTCTTGGAACTTTCGGTGCAGATATCACCTCTGGTATTACAACAGTTCATTTTACTCCAGTAACTGGTGTTGGTGTCACGATGAGAGTTCATCAGACATCTATCGATTCTAGTGCTACAGGTATTGGAAGCACTCTGGTTTCTCTGACTCAGGTTCTCACCAGCACAACATCCATCGGTGCGACCGCTACACCACAAGCTACTAGAATCAGTGGATTCCAGTCTAGTACCTATCAAGCCGCGGATTGTCTTATTGAAATCAACGATACGACAAATGACAGAAGTGCAGTTACTCAGGTTACTCTGATTCACGATGGCACTGACATTTTCTTCAGTGAATTCGGTTCTTTCGATACCTTCAATGGATCTGGTATTGGAACAATTGGTGTTGGATATTCTTCCACATCTGGTGGTGATTTGGAACTTAGATTGACTCCACCTGCAAACACCGCAGTCACTACAAAGGTATTCCAGTATAACTTCACTGAAACTGGAACTGGTGGTGTTGGTTTTGTTACCTTCACTAATTCTGAGTTACGTTCTCAAGAAGGAACATATACAGGAACTGATAATGACATCAAGTTCTCCTTCCCACTGAAACACAGAGGAGATAGTGTATTCCATAAAGTATTTGATGCTTCGGATGCAGGATCGGTTGATGTAACCAACGATACTCTGATTATCAACAATCACTTCTTCACAACTGGTGAAGAACTTACGTACACACCAACTGGTGCTGGTACAACAATGAGCATTGGTATCACTACCGCAACCATTGTTGGATTTGGAACCACCGATAAGTTACCATCTACAGTTTACGCAGTTAAGATCGCTGAGAACAAGTTCAAAGTTTCTGCAAGTGCAACTGATGCATTGGCTGTAGTTCCTGTCACTCTTGACATTAATGCGGTTGGTGTTGGTACAACACATGCATTTACTTCTAAGAATCTCAACTCTAAGATGTTGGTAACTCTGGATAACAATATTCAGAGTCCTGTCATTCAGTCTCCAGTCAATACCGCACTGTCTTTTGATGTCCTCACCACAACTGACTTTGTAACTCTTGCTGGTGTTTCTTCATTCTTCTCTGGTGATGTTATCAAGATTAATGATGAGTTTATGAAGATTGATACTGTTGGTATTGGATCTACCAACCAGATGCTTGTCAAGAGAGCTCAGTTGAACTCTGCACTGGCAAATCACACTGCAGGTGCTACAGTTACTAAGTTCATCGGTAATTATCAGGTTGTTGAGGATACAATCAACTTCACAGATGCACCTAAGGGTGAGAAAGGTCCAGTTGGACTTACTACAACATCTACGTTTGTTGGTCGTGCGTTTACAAGAACTGGTATTCCTCAAGGAACTCAAGATACATATGCAAACAACTACGTCTTTGATGATATATCTAACCAGTTTACTGGTGTTGCAACTGCATTTGTTCTTCAGTCTAACGGACAAAATGTCACTGGAGTCGCGACAAATAACGGCGTAATCCTGATTAATGAAATCTTCCAGAATCCTGCATCTCCAGATGACTACATCATCTCTGAAACCGCAGGCATTACCTCGATTAGATTTACTGGTGCAGGTGTATCCGTAAGTTATGATGTCAACTCTTCCTCTATTCCTAGAGGTGGTGTTATCGTTTCTGTTGGTGAAACATCGTCCTTCGGATATCAACCTCTGGTAGCTGCAGGTGGTACTGCGATTGTTTCTGCTGCAGGAACAGTTGAATCAGTCTCCATCGGTAATAGTGGTTCTGGATATCGAGTTGGTGTTCAAACTAACATTCTGGTCAAGGCGATTGGTTCTTCTGGAATCGTAACTGTCGGTCGTGCAAATGTATCTGCAGGACTTGTTACCTCCGTAACCATCATCAATGGTGGTGGATCTGGATTTACTTCTGCAACTCCTCCAACACTTGAGTTTGAACCACCTCTCAACTATGAGAATATGAGATTGGTTGGTAGTAATTCTGGTATCGGTGCATCTGTTTCTGTACGTGTTGGTTCCGCAACTAGCGTAATCAGTTTCAACATCACCAACTATGGATACAACTACAAGATTGGTGATGTATTAGAACTGGCAACAGATAATCAAGCAGGTATTCCAACTGATGCATCTGCTGGTGCAGCATTCACATCATTCAGACTCACTGTTGATAACGTATTCAACGATAGTTTTGGTGGTTGGACGTTTGGTGAGATTGAAAAACTGAATACTTTTGAGGATCAATTTGATGGAGTGAAGAGATCGTTTGCTCTCACTAAGACCATTGGTGCAAGTGCAACACCTCTGACCTTGAGAGCTGCAAAGGGTTCTCCGATCAAAGTTGAAGATAACATGTTGGTATTCTTGAATGATATTCTCCAGATCCCATCAGAAAGTTATGTTATGAATGGTGGTGCTCAGATCACATTCTCTGAAGCACCTAAGTTTGGCGATAAAGTAAGAATTTACTATTATCGTGGATCCGATAATGATGTTATTGAAGTTGATATTTTAGAAACAGTTAAGGCGGGTGATTCTCTGACCATCAACAAGTATCCTGACTTTGGAGTTGATTCAAGATTCCAACAAGTCAATAGAGTTGTAACAGGCATTACCACCTCAGATTCCGTAACAACAAATACATATCAAGGTGTTGGTATTTCTACTGATCCAACTCTTGAAAGACCTGTTACTTGGAAAAAACAACTCTCTGATGTGTTTGTAAACAACACTGCAGTCACTAAGGACAGAACTGAACTTGAGGCTGGTATTAGACCAACCGCGTATATCTTGAATAATGTTGGTGCATCTTCCACAGAAGTTTTTGTTGATAGTGCAGTCCCTCTGTTCAATGAGGTTGATGATTTTGTTGAGTCTAAACAGAGTGTTGTGATTCTTGACAGAACTGTCAAGACAGGAGCTGCTGCAACTGCAATTGTTTCCGCAGGTGGTACGATCACCAGTATCGTAATTTCGGATGGTGGTTCTGGATACACATCTGCACCGTCTGTTTCTATTGGTGTAACCGCTGGTATCGGAACAATCTTTGCTGGTATTGGAATCACAATCAATACAAATGCAACCGCAACATCCACTATTTCTGGAGTCGGTACAGTTTCTGCAATCACGGTTTCTGATGCTGGTGTTGGTTATACAAACACTAATCCACCAGGTGTTCTCATTGCACCAGAAGCTCAAACTGATGACACACTCTCTAGTGTTAAATATGAAGGTGATTTTGGTATCATCACTGGTATTGGCACAACCTCCGTTGTTGGCATTGCAACCACTGGACTGACATTTGATCTGTTTATTCCTTTGGATTCTACTCTCAGAGATTCTTCTGTGATGTCCACACCGATTACAAACAGTGGTATTCAAACTGGATATTACTTCGTGGTCTCTAATTCATATACTGGAACTGGTATCACAGCATACGGAGATGCATCTGGTGCATCGCCTGTAGGTATTGGAACTTCCTTTATAGATAATATCTACAAGGTAATGGCAGTAGAAAACGTTACTGGTAGTGCCATCGGCGTTGGTGAAACAACTCTGAGAAGAGTTACTGTCAGTGTAAGTTCTACAATCGGAGTAAGTCTGGGAAGTAGTGAAAGGTTTGGTCAA